CATTAAAGGGTTAATATCAAGAGGTTGAAGATTTAAAAATTCTGGAGAATCAATTGTTGCAACTGATTGATGCATAAGTAAAAATTCTCCTTTCATCCCTCATATATATAATAAAAAATTAACTTTTCTCTTTAATAACTTTTGTCCAAAAAATTTTAAAAATTTTTTAACTTAATGATTCTTGATTCTGTAATGTTTTAGTAGACTTTTCATCATCAGCTTTTTCAGGTCTACCCGCACCTTCTCCATCACTATTTTTATTACGATTCAATACTTCTGCATTCATTGTACTAGACATTAATGGTGGAATAAATACGTTAACCAAATCAAGAATATCATTTTCAAAATATGCTGTAGCTAATACTGCACTTTGAGATTGTCCCAAAGCTATTTGCGGCAGCATTTTTGAATATCCTAACTGAGTATGCTCTTTATATTGCTTAGCCAAATCTTTATAATTATAAATTGTAGTAGGAAGAATTTGCGCTCTATAATTTACCTTTTTAGGACTTTTATTATATGGTGTTAATAAAACATTTAAAAAAGTTTCAAATTGCTGAATCAAATTCCACATGGAAGCTTCATCATTTAAAACAGATTTTTCAAGAGCAATGTTACCATCTGTATTAAATTGCATTTGTGAAACACCAGCTTCATTATAGACTGTTCGTTCAACTTTCTCTAAATCATCTGTGGTTGTTGATGTTTTATTATCTGCCATATCCGCAACTTCAACATCAGCAAAAGTTGTTAAAACATCAATACCAATAGCTTTTGATAACATTTGCACTGCGTTATTGTGGAGTTGTTGTGCCTCATCCACATCAAATACCAAATCACCATTCTTATCAATAGGCATCTTCTGAATAATGATTTTTAATAATTGCTGTTGCATCTTGCGGCGATCGAGATCTTGAGCTGCATCCAAATCAATGATTGCAGGAATAACCGCAATAAAAGGTGGAAAATCTTCTCCATTTAAATTAAATTTAATAACAGAACCAATATCAAGTAAATACCATCCAGATTCATCACCAGGAAAATCTGGTTTTAATTTTCCTTGTTTATACAATTTATATCCTTTTTCAAATTCTGGCGGAAATACTTTTAACATTTTTGCTCTTTGTTCTGTATTCGTGAACATATCATTAAAATATTTCATATTAAATTCAATTGCAGGCTGTCCATTCACAACAAAACGTGATCTGCAATATTTTGGTGGTAACTCTTGAACAACAACAGTTCCATTACGAGCAATTAAATAACCATAATAGCAACCATTTCTAATTACTTTTAAAGCAACTTCACCAAAAAATTTTTTTGCCTAAAACTTATCCAAATATGCTAAAACTTTATTAAAACCATCAAGTATTTTATTTGGTTTAATTGAGTTAGTATCATAATAAGGAGTTACAAGCCAATCATATCTATACATATATGCCATATAACGGCACAACCTTTGATAAATACCACTAATTTTATAAAAATAATTAGATATATCTCTCATTCTATCAAGGTCACCAGAATGAATTGCTCTTAAAACTTGTACCTTATCTGCTAACTGTGGACTTATTTTACGAAAATCACCTAATTTAAGAATTGCATCTGAAACAGATTTTACTCCAACTCGAATTTTTGCAAAATCAACAGGTATATAAGAACCATTAGCCTAATTAAGAATTTGATCATCTTCAGTGCCAATCATATTAAAGCCTTTCTTTTTTATCTAAGCCATTCGATTAATCAACTTTAGATACCTCTCCTTCTTTAATAGCCCGCCGCATTGAGAATATAATCATAAGTTACTCTTGCCTCATCCCAATAAGGAATAATAACTAAATTAATTCCATGATCTCGACAATACTATCTTTTCTTCATATCATTGTATTGTTGTTTTCTTAATCCATTATAACCACCAAATTTTTCTTTAGCTTCATAATGTTGAATACCTTGAAATTCAATAAGAAAATCAATATTATGCTAATCATCAAAAACTGCAAAATCAAAACGTAGCGGACGACCCATATTACTTACTAAATCTGGAAAAGAGTATTCTTCTGCGAACTCTAATCCAGACTCTTTTAAAATTTCTTCAATCTTTATTTCTCCTCTAGAAGCTCGCATATTTTTTCTCCTTCACTACTTTATATAAAAAATTCATTTATAAAATTAATAAATTTTGACCTTAACTTGGTGTAAAAAATAAAAAATCAGATATATTACGTTTTTTTCTTTTTTTACTTAATTCTTCTTCATATCTAATATAATAAAGACCATATATGAAAGCAGAGAATTTATCTTTTTTTATACTTCGATTGCTTTGTTTAAGAATAATATTTACACCCTCATTTTCTTCAACTAAATTTAACATTTGTTCTTTTAAAATTGAAGTTAAAATAAAAGGTCTTAAATATTCATTTCGTTCATCAATATTCATATTTTGTCCTTGTTTAGTAGACATCAACTTTGTTTTCGCTAATCCTTCATCAATTAAAAATCTAATTTTCCCACTAAACATTTGAGTTTGTGCATAACTATATGCATCTGTATTAATAGGAGCATTTGCTTTAATTAAAAATAAAATATCTTTTACTGTTTCTGGAGTAATAAATTTTTTATATTCTGGATACTCATCTGTATTAAAAACTCCAAAGGGTGGTAAAAACTCTCCATCTTCAGTATCTTGAGATTTTATTAAATAATCAATTAGTCCTACACCTACATTATCTTCTATATAAGACGCTACTCTTATATACGCTTTCGCTGCTTTATGTTTCCATAAAGATGAGACTATATCTTCATAATAATTTATGTTTTCCACTTTGAGTATCAATCGCTTATACTCTACTCTCTATTGAGATAGTCGTTGAACCTTCACTAATATTATCTAAAAGTTGTTTCCATGTCTTTTTATTTTTTATTTTTCCGATCGTATCAGGATGAATATTAAATTTATTCCCTAAAGAAATATTTGTTTCACCATTATTTGCTCTTTTATAAATTTCAATAACTTCATCCTAAGTTAATTTTGCAGCACCATTTATTTTTGCTCGTAAATTATTTTTTACAGCATGTTGAATATTCTATTCACAAGTTACCCATTCTAAATTATTTAAATTATTATTTCTTTTATTTCCATCAATATGATTAACTTGATAATATTCCATGTGTTTAATTGGTCGCCAATTTTCCATTACTAATCTATGAACTGAATATCTATGTCTTTTTTTATCTGTAGACATCATTTGAACCTTTTCGTAACCATCTTTGTCTAATTGTGGAGACAAAAATTTATTAGTTCGTTCACTCCATACTCTTCCATCATCAGTAACATAATAATTAAAACTTAGCTAATATTTACATGTTTTAATCAACTTTTTATTCATAATTTTTCTTAAACCTCCAATAAAAGTTTTTTTAGTGCTTGGCTGCTGATTGCCCTCAGCTTTATCTGTTAGGGGTTCCCAGCAATTCAAAAAATTTTAAATGAGCTAGTTTTAGTTAACCCATTAGCATCAACCGCAATTCTTCTAGGTTTATATTTATAATACAAATGTTTAATATGAATACATTGAGTCTCAAAATGCTATGCATCATAAGTATAAATATTTACAAGAGTTTTATGAGCTGCTCCTTGAATTTGCGGAGTTACTTTAAAAACACAAATTTCTGTAGTACAACCGACTCGTCCAACGTCAATTCCAAAAACATAATAAGCATTTTTTGCAGACCTTCCGCTATATTCATACTCTGGTTGTAATAAAACTCTATATTTATCAAATTTTTCAGAAGAGAAGAAAGCATTTTCTACATCTCCAGACCAAATACTTCTATACTATCTATTAAATGATTCATCGTTAAAAGTTCCTTGTAATCTTAATTGCTCAACAAAATCTTCATCCAATAGACCAGAAATAACGGGGGTTTCATACGTCCCGCCCATAATCATATATTCATCTGGATCTAGAATAGAATTGATCAAGATCTATATCAGTTTGTGATATGCGAATGAATTTTTCCACCCAGCGGTGGTGATATAAATTTGTGACTTATTAACATTTTCTTCTTTATGACGACTACCATCTGAAAGTCTTCTATCAACGTTAGTTGTAGGAATAATAACTTCGTTAAGAATGTCTCCATCAATAAGAACACATTCCTCCATTAGACCACCTGTACGACGTTGTCCTCTAGAAGATTGTCTTGCCGCCAAAATATCAATAGAAGAACCATTTTTAAATACATATTTAACATTATCTTTTGATTTAGTTGAAACACCGCGATCCCAGTTAATTTCATTATTTAATCCAGGAATAAGTTTACAAATTTCTTCAATCTTTGCTATTGTAATTGAAGCAGCCTGCTCTTTACCACCAGTTGTTACAAACAAATGTGAGTTGGGATATAAGATACATCTTATCATCAATGCCATCATTGACAAAAAAGACTTCGAATAAGCGCGGGGGAATGTCGCGTACACATACCGATGCCGCATTACAATTCTAAGGAAAATTCTTTGATAAAACAAAAATTTAAATGTACTATTTTTACCTTTAATAAAATCTACAAAAATATCTGGATACTATCTAAAAAAAGCAATTAATTTTCTTAAACCATCTATATCAGTTAATAATCTTTCCTATGATAGACCTTGTTTCTTATATTCTCTGTCGGAGGATAATTGCAATAATTCTTTTAAATTCATGTGTGCTTAACCCTCCTATTTATATATTCTTCTTCTATAACTTCATCATTAATATCATTATCATGATCTTTCATATGATCCAAGGTTTTTTTATAATTAGCAAAATCATCATCCTCAAGCTCAACTTGCTATAAACCTTTTGCTTTAGCTTCTTTTTTATCTTTCTTCATTTCCTAAGAAATTTTTTTATCTTGCAAGTATTTTTCAATTTCTTGAGCCAATGATTTATCTTCATAAATTAAACTTTTATTATACGATTTTAAATCAGCAATAATTTGATCTACAATATCCTGAGGTTCGTCACAATGATATCGAGGTATTTCTCCACTATGAGCCTAAACAAAATCAACAATAGCAGAAGCAGAGTCAATAATATCACCATCTTTATCTTTATTTTGTGCTTCTGTAAATTTTGCTGATTTCATCATAGAATCATAAACACGAGATAATTTTTGATAAGAATCAACATCTCCGCAATCAATAGCTTCATTCATTTTTAAAGATGTTTTACAAATCATTTTTAACGTATCAATACGTGCCGCACCTTGAATATCAAATGAATTCATAAATTCATTATATAATTGCTCAAGAGCCACCCATTGACTGGGTTTGTAGAGTCTCCCCCATTTTACTGCTAAATACATTTTATCATCTTTATCTAAATCCGCCCCAGGGTCTATCATATCATTTTCAGATATAAAATTTTGTTCTTGAAATGGATTTTTAGCTTGACTTAATGCCTAAGCATAAGATTGCGGTGAACCTTGAACTTGAAAGGTTTGACCTAAATGCTAACCAGTAATTGCATCGCCCCATCGTGGCAACTATTTATTTTGTGTCTATGTACTAACTAAAGTTTGATATTCAGCAAGAGAAATTTTTCCCTCACTTAATTTAACTTTAAGTGAAGCTTCATATCTAGATTTTTCTTCAGCTTCTGCTTGCTATTTTTTTGCTTTTTCAGCTTCCATTTCTTCTTGAATCTTTTTAGTATCAGCATATCCATACTTGCTCCATTGTTTTAATTTCATTTTAGCAAGATATTTGCCAATAACAGACATTCCATTCATTTTATAAGGGTCTTTTGCAAAAGCTTTATCTCTTAACACGTTCCATTCTGTTGGAATATAAGGAACATCCATTTTTTCAAGAATCCATTCAAAAGTATTAGGATCAAAATTATCTATATGAGCAGTCAGACATGGTTTGCAAATTTCACATTTACTACCATCTTTATAAGTATAAAAATTTATTTGAGCAATTTTCTTTCCGCATCTCTAGCATTGACATTTACCATTTGCGTCTTCTTGTTGACCTTTTATTTTTTTTGTTGTTGCCATAAATTTTTATCTCCTTCCTTATTTTATAATTTAAAAAATTTTATTATAAATTCAAAACTTTTGTCCTTATTTATTTTTTTTATTTCTACAACATTTACACATGCTATACCAGCCATCTTTTGCGGTTTTATTTTTTGTAAAAAAATAAGAATGAGCAAGTTTAACTTCATGACAACGAGAACATTTTTTCCATTTTCCTTTTTCTTCAAAAGTATAATGCCAAATAATCCATTCTTCTTTTGCCTTGTCTGCAATAATTTTAGGTATTTTTTGTCGCCAAATAGCAGATAAATATCCAATAGAATAAGTAGTATTATAATCTCGTTTTATTTTCTATATAATATCTTTATTTTGCATACCGTCAATTTTAGAAATCATAATATCATATAAAATAGGATAGTCTTTTTTTAATGCTCTCTCAACAAGATTATCAAAATCCTACATTAAATACCACCAATCATTATCAAAATGCCCCCAACAATCTTCTTTTAATTTAGAATAATTACATAATAAACAACAAATATGTTCAGGATTAAAAAAGGATATTAAACAATTGCTTACAGGTTCACCATTTTCATTAATTGTAATCTTTTCATCTAAATTAATTTGATTTAAACTTTTGGTAATTTTCATTAATGTTACTGGCGGTTTATATATACTTTTTAGGACATATTGATCTTGACGCATTTCAATTAATTGTTTAGTTAATAAAAATTTTTGTTTTCCTCTTGCCGCCTTTTGTTTTATTTCAATCTTTTTTATATCTTCTTTTAATTCTTTTAAACCTGGTATTGTTTCTATATCATCTTCTGTAATTTGAATTTTGGGAACTAATAAAATATTTTTGTCTCCATCTGTAATAAAATTATAAATACCATCTTCTCCATTTTCTAATTTCGAAACGAGACCTTCATAAGATATTTCTCTTTTATTAACTGTTATCATTCTATTATCAGTTAATACTTTTTTTTCTTTTTTATTATCTGGAGTTTCAGTTAAATATTTTGTAAGTTCTTCTAAATAATAAGAAGTTAATTTCTATGCAGGAACAGTATTAACAATTTCATGGACTATTTTATTGCGTTCTTGAATATCCTCAATAGTAAAATCTAAAGGAGGATAAGGTCTTTTATTTTTTTCTTCAGATATTACTGATTCTTCTTTTTCCATGAAACATATTATATCCTTTCTAAATTAATCTTATAGTTATATTATATCAAAAAAAATTTTCTTTGTCAAATCTAATCCTATGATACTTTTATTTGATTTTTATAAAAAAATATAGTATAATATATTAAGAAATATAAAGGAGAAAATATATGATAATGGCTGTTACAGGACATCGTCCATAGCGTTTAAAAGGGCAATAGAAATTAATAAAAAAATGGGCAATTGAACAACTTACTTATTTTCATCCATCTGTTATATACGATGGTATGGCTCAAGGGGCAGATCAAATTATAGCAATTGCCGCAAAAGAATTAGGAATACCAATTATTTGTTGTTATCCTTTTCCTAAACAATATTTTCATCCAATAGAACAATGGATAATGGAAAATAATCAAACAATTTTTATTTCACCTCATTATTCTAAAGAAAGTTATTATATTAGAGATTGTTATATGGTAGATCATTCTGATATGCTTTTATGTATTTGGGATGGAGTTGGCGGAGGAGGAACTTTTTTAACAAGAAATTATGCAATTAAAAAAAATAAAAAAATTATTGATTATGAGGGGCTAAAACAATGACAGAAAATGAAAATTTGGTAAAAGCAAAATATGATATGAGTTTTGACTGCGGTTCCTTTAAAAAGAATAAAATTTATAAATATAGATATAATATTGACCATGATGAAGTTTTTGTAACAACAGAAGAAAATCAAGAACAGGATTTTTATATTTCTGAATTTAATTCTTTATTTTCTTTTTGAAAAAATATAAAAATTATTATATAATATTAATATAAAAAATGAAAGGTGTAATAAAATTAAATGACAGAATTTTTGATTTTATTTGTTATTTATTTACTTTCCGCTTGTATATATCTTACAATTACTTATATAGCAAATTTTATTGTTTGTAAAATAATTAATGATGATAATGAATATGATATGGTATATGCGTGGATTGCGGGGATGCTGCTTTTTTCATCTTT